GTTCCATAATAAAAACAAAGTTTACGCTTTTTATACATATTACACATACATTTATTTTCTCTAAATTTCACAAAAAATAATCCCAAACGCGTTGTATTCCTTCTTCTAATCCAACCCTACACCTAAACCCAAACAATTCCTCCGCCTTCGTAATCACCGGTCGGCGACACATCGGGTCGTCTTGGGTCTTCGGCAAGTATGCCACCGCAAATGCGGCTCCGTCGCGGCCCAATACCCGCCTAAATACCTCCACAAGTTCATTCATCGTGAATTCGCAATGCGGGTTTCCGATATTCACTGGTCCAGCCGTGAGTATATCCGTGCTCCTCGCCTCCATAAACGCGACCAATCCCCGCACGGTATCATCCACGTAGCAAAACGACCTCGTCTGCGTCCCATCTCCGTAAATCGTTATCGGCTCACCACGCCGGATTTGCCGAATAAAATTGGTGATGACCCGCCCGTCGTTCAAATCCATCCGCGGGCCATACGTATTGAATAATCGCGCGACTTTCAAGTCTAACTCCGGGAACCTTTTCTGATATTCATAGATCAATGTCTCTGCCACACGCTTCCCTTCATCATAACAAGACCGCTCCCCTACAGTATTCACGTTACCATAATAAGTCTCGGGTTGAGGGTGGACGAGAGGGTCACCGTAGACTTCACTCGTAGACGTAAAAAGCATTTTACAATTGTAAAGAACACAATAGTCCAGGACGCGTTGGGTGCCGTTGATAGATGTCAACAAGGTCTCCATCGGGTATTTTTTGTATTTTTCTGGCGATGCAATGGACGCGAGGTGGTAGATTTCGTCAATATGTTCTTCTTCAAAAAGTGTCGGGTCAATTGAGTTCGTGATATCATATTCAATGAAACGAAACCGATACGCGCTTTCGTCGCCACCCTGCCGGTATATCTCGCCTAAATTATCAAGATGACCCGTTATGAGATTATCCACGCAAATGACGTGGTTGTCGGGGGATTGCGAGAGAAGATAAATACACAGATTGGAACCGATGAAACCGGCACCACCTGTTACGAGAATCGTTTTTCTTGCGCTTGTCATTGTTCTCATTGTCGTCGTCGTCGTGAATGTGGTGGTTTACTGTAATAATAAATAAGACAATTATTATCTAAATAGAATATAACCGAATCAAAATGGATAAACTTGCTGGTCCAAATGACCTAGTTCCATCATTTAAGATATTTTCAATGCTGATTATTATCACGATTGCCATCAAAATGATATTCCAGTATAGTTATAGTGAAAATGCTGCGCCCTCATTTAGCGATGTAAATAGTATCACAGACGTTTCTCTCATCAAAGATGAAATCAAGAAGAAAGATTCATCCGGATTAAAGAAGGAAATCACAGTCTACTTCAAGTCCTATATTTTCTACTACCTTACGCTTTTATGGACCGCTTGTCTTATGATTACGATTATATCCATTACACTCAATAAATATGATGTGAACAAACCAGGGTGCATAGAAAAAATGAGTATGTTAAATGTCGTCCCGATTACAATGTTTATGTTTCTGTTAGGGTGGATTATTTATCAAAATACGGTATACTATAATAAAATCAACTCCGGACACGTTGCAGAATCGTATGTAACCTTTGATACGGCAGTAAACATTCTTTTACTAGTTCAAGCGGGTATTATGTATGCGTATATCAATCAACAAATGCTGTGTTCGTCAGAGATGGGTCAATATAGCGAGGCAATGTCTAAATATGGACCGTATATCGCGGCGTTTGTAGCGCTTCTTGCGGGGGGGTGTATGGTTCTCAATGAAATCATATTGCGGTTCTTTACGACGGATGGATAAAGAATCAAAAAAACTTATAAGTCAACCCGCACTGTGTTTCATTTTCCCAAACTCCCGATATTTTGATGATGAAATGCTGAAACTGTGGTTTATCATATTGTCGCATATCATTTTTCCATACACTAATTACTCCAGTGCGCAATTGTTGTATGATATCTAACGACGGAGACTGCGTATCTCGTTGATTCATTCGCGTCCACTTTTCAATAATACCGGTTTCAATTGTCTGAAAAATAGACATCATCGTCCGGTTATGTTCGTGATTCGTATCAAAATGACAATTATAAATATTGCTATTATAGTTATGTTCATTTTGACGAATGAATAACTCAAACTGCAAATAAATTCCATTCATTACAAAATCTTTGGTTGAATATGTGATTCGGTTAAATGTGCTATTTGAAATATGAATATTCGGCTTTGATTCAGTGAAATAAATCTGCGAGCATTTGTATTCACCTGGAGTTATCACTACGTTCATTTTTTAGCTCTATTATAAATATCTATATCGGTTTAAGCAAAAATATTATATCGTTATAGATTACTACGCACGCACGCACGCACGCACGCACGCACGCACGATGAAATACCATATTACAAATTATACGCGTAAAATGGCGAAGAAGATTGGAGTGGTTGTGAAACCTTCTACAATCCCAGATAAAAAGATAGATGTTTTTCGTAAATCGCGCAAGATTGCCAGTGTTGGCGCAGCGGGTATGAATGACTTTCCAACATATATTCGCACTCGTGGACTCGCCTACGCAAAAACCCGTCGTCGTTTATATAAAATGCGTCACGAACGCGACCGCCATACCAAATGGACAAATGGATGGTTGGCGGACAAACTACTCTGGTAAATGAAAGAAAATGGGTATAAACCAACGACAAACAAACATACATACAAACAAATCACAACTCTGTTATGAAGTTCTTTGAAACACATTTTAGTGAATATGTCAAAAAAGTAGAAGAAAATTCACTTCATCCCATTATTAAAAAGGTGCTTACGACATTTCCATCCGATATTCAATCCTTACCAAGTATGATAATGTATGGACCAAGTGGCGTAGGAAAGTATAGTCACGCGTTGTATATGATTTCGCGTTATAGTCCATCAAAATTAAAATACGAAAAACGCATCGCGATTGCCTACAATAAAGAAACATTTTTCATCAAAATCAGCGACTGTCATTTTGAAGTGGATATGTCGCTTCTTGGATGCAATTCCAAACATTTATGGAATGAAATCTACAATCAAATCCAAGATATTGTAAGTTCGCGACCCAATACAACCGCATTTGTTATGTGTAAAAATTTCCATAAAATACATAGTGAACTATTAGAAACGTTCTATAGTTATATGATGGATAATCTAAAATTTGTCATTTTATCAGACCACGTGAGTTTTCTTCCCGATAATATTATTCAACGATGTAAAATGATTCCCTTCAAACGTCCGACGATGACGATGTATAATAAGTGCTTATTTCCAGCGTCGGCGTCAAGCTCGCCAAACACATCAATCACGAACGTTTGCATCAAAGAAACACCAATTCGGTTAACGAGTAAATTTCGCTTGGATACGATAACGAATATTAAAGCGTTGAAATCCAATATGACGGAATTAACAGAGCCACACGAAAATATATGTAATTGTATTGTGGATATCATTCTCTCGCCAGATACACAATTAAAATATGACGAGCTGAGAGAACGTCTCTACGATTTATTAACCTACGATATAAATATTCAAGATTGTGTATGGTCAATCCTTCGTCGTCTCTTACAAGAGGGGTCACTTTTGCCGGAAATGATGGATGATATTATGATACGCACTTACGTATTTTTTCAGTATTTTAATAATAATTACCGCCCGATATATCATTTAGAGAATTTCGTATTATTACTAATATGTAAGATACACGGATACACGCATCAGTTTCCGTCGGTATCATCTAATGCATAAACAATTTTGTTTATTTCCTGAAACCATACAAATGTCATTACATACATTAGGATTTGCGGACGATGTCGCACCATCATCTTTAAAAGAATTAAATAAACGATATCATCTACTCGCGTTGAAACATCATCCCGATAAAGTTGCGGTTGCGACTGCGGCGGGTAGTGGTAGTTCTATTGAAGATACGACGGAGAGATTCAAAGAAATCAATGATGCACATAAACGTGTAAAGGAGTTCTTTTTTTCGGATGAATCTACTAACGATAATGAGATTCATATGGAAAATGGCTATGAATCTATCCTTCAGATGTTTATCCAGACAATTCTCGCAAAAATAACGAGAAAACACGGTGTCAGTGACGGGTATGAAGAAAACACAATACACCAAGCTGTTCAATCGTTGATTCATATGATTATTACCAAAGGAATCCAATCCGCTATAACTATGTTTCAGACAATGGATAAACACGCGTGTCTTACCATCTATGATATTCTCACGAAGAATCAAGAACTATTCGGAATCTCTCGCGATATTCTGGACGAATTCACACGTATTGTGGAAGAGAAAATGGGCGATGATCTCGTTGTTCGTTTGAATCCGTCTCTCCTGGATATGTTGCTCGACCGTGTATATATTCTTCAAGAATACGGGCAGACATATTACATACCTCTCTGGCATAGCGAACTTCATTTTAAACAACCGACGACATATGGAGACGGAGAAATCATTGTTTTATGCGAACCCGAACTTCCAGATAATGTTGTCATTGATGATGATAATAACCTCTTCATATCTCTCGTTGTAAACATTCCAGAACTGTTCTCAAAGCAGATACTGCCAGTTTACATCAATGACGAAATAAAAGACCGCGGGTTTGTTTATTACTTACACGCGTGTGATGTTACATTACGGTCAGACGCAAGACAATGCGTAATGTTGCGCAGTATCGGAGGCGGGGTCGGAGGCGGCGGTATCGCGATGAATACATATACAAATAGTAACAATATTTTCAACGTAAATACTAGATCCAATGTATATGCCAATGTGCGGTTGACGGTATAAATGGTAAAATAAAAAAAATGATGTTCGGATGAAATCAACGAAACGCAAAAAAAATTGAAATGAAAAAATTGAAATACTAATAAATGCATCTCGCAGCAACGATAGAATCGGAACGATGAACCCAGAAACAATGACTCCAGAATCAAGCAAAGCTACGGCTACGGCTACTACGGCTACGGCTACGGCTACGGCTACGAAGAAAAAAACGACTAAGAAGGTAAGAACAAGTTCCATCAACTTGTTGACCCAGGCGGCGTTACTTGCAGCGGTTTCTTCCACTGCATCATCCATTCCCCAAGATACAATGAACGCATTTTACGGTGGTGGTGCTGCCGCAATCACGGCATCATCATCTGTCTCATCTGCATCATCCGTCGCATCATTTGACCCAGAAATTGAGGAAGATTTTGACAACAAATTCAGTTTGGTTGTTCGTAAACCACAGGAAGGAAAAACATTCATCTGCATATCCAACATTACAACTGACATATCAAAAAACATTCACATTGTGTTGACGATGAACACACTTGCATCCGGTATGCAATTCTTTGGACGAATGGAAGAAGAAGTCGGCTCAAAACGCATCATTGTATTCAACAGCAAAAAAAGCACAGCCGGCAATTGTCTGCACGCAAAAGATGTCAACGGTGTTATGGACCTACTCCGCAAACATCGTGACGTGAAGGTAATTGTCTGCTGTGCCCACGAAAAAAGAATCAGAGAGAGCCTTCCTCAGCTATTCAGTTATACAGCGGATTCAAAGAGTTTGGAGAACCGTAAATTTACGATTCATATTGATGAGGCGCACGTCTACATCCCCGCCAACCGCGAATATATCCGCGATTTCAATGCGATTTCTGCAGTAGTGAAAATCACTGGCTACACTGCGACATCAAAACCAATCTACATCACAACGAACCGAAACGACCTAATGTTCTACAAAATCCATATTATGGACGTTGAACAGGAACTCAGCATTATTCGTTCAGATAAATACTTTGGTGTCAAAGATTGTGATTTCAAAATCCACGACGACGATATCGCACACGACGAGCTTCTTCGTGAAGCCAACACCGAACCAGTTATTCCAACTGTTGTGTTTGACCGTGCGAACAGTGAGAGAACCGCGAAGACGTGGTATGGAAAAAAGTATTGCTTTGAAATCGGAAATGAAATGCTCTACCTGAGTTTCCTGAAGTTCATCTTACAGAAGAAACTGACTATTGCACAAGACGCCTTCAGTTACAACTTTGTGCCAGCATATCTTCGCAAGGTAACTCATTACCAAGCGATTGACTTGATACTTAAGCAATTCCCCAATGCAAATGTAATTGTTATCAATGGAAACGGTATGGAGATGTATCGTGCGTCGTCATCATCTTCTCACGATGGAGGAAGAACAATTACTAGCACGCGGATAACGACTGATGAGCAAGTCAAGCACAAACACCGTCACATCAAGGATGAAGCCGAATTGAAGAAACTTCTTGAACCATCCTATATGATAGAGAAAATGATAGAACCCACACGCAATTTCCCTACATTTGTTACTGGATATACGTGTGTTGGAATGAGTGTTACCCTCATCAACGAAAACCTCGGTAACTTTGACAATGTCGTGATGGCACATCAACACTTAAATGATGAGAAGCTTTACCAACTTTGCCGATTCTTGTTCAGCTATAGAAGTTGGTCCGATGCATCTCGCGACAAAATCAAGACCACTACATTCCACTCACTCACCAAGTCGGTTGCGGATACCTGTCTGCGTTATGAAGAGTATGTTGAGCGACTTTCCACCGACTTTGCCGGAAAAACGTGCAGCCTGCGCGAAATTGACGGCCTTGAACCCGAGTCGCCAACCAAACGTGAGAAGAGAACTGAAGCTCTTGGGTCTATTCGTTTAGCAGAAAGTGAAGTGTGGAAGAAGTTCAAGGTTTATGACGGCAATGATGACGAAATGTGGGCCAAGGCAGATGAATTTTACAAGAGCGTTATGAAGAAGGAGATGAAAGGAAAGGCCAATCCAAGAAATAAAAAAGACGAGGATGGCTTCTACCTGTGTTCTACGACAAAGGGTGTTATGAAGCAACGCAACGATACTATCAAGAGTCTGGCGTCACAGAGTTGGTGGAGTATACTGCAGTTACTCCCAAATCGCACCGAATACGCCCGTGTGTTTGTTGGGTATGAAAACTTGGATGACAATACCGAGTATACCATTTACATCAAGGTTGCGCGTTTGGAAAAATCAGAACACACGCTTGCTGTTCTCGCAGAGTATGGACATAATAAAACAAAGAAGACGACAACAACGACGACTGAAGGTTCGGTGAGTGATGATGATGATGATGATGAATAAAATAAATAAATGAATAAAAAATGTGTTTGTTGTGTGTGTCACTAACATTTTTTTTAGTATTTCATTTTTACTAGCATAAGTAAAAAAATGAAATTATCCTGTCAAAATTCGTGTTAGTAAACATAAAATCACTACAAATCTAATTGCGCAGCGCACGTACCTTTACATCTAGAAACAAATCCAATCTAACCCAATACTCTAACTTATATCATTTAGACCTTGCGAACAATTTTCTTCTTGGATGCTGCATCACCACCCGCTGCAGTTGCAGGAGCAGCAGCAACAGCAGCACTTGGGGTGGCGGCAGGCTTGGCAGCAGGAGCAGTGGCGGCAGCAGGAGCAGCGGCAGGCTCGTCATCGTCATCTTCAATGATTGCAGAGACGTTATCGTGGTGACCATCATCATCTCCATCACCATCTACGTCAGTAGGAACAACTTGTGATACCATCTTCGTCTTCTCATCATCATCCAACTTGATGTGGCACTTGCCTTTCAACGACATCTTGGGTTTCACGATAGCCTGAAACAACTTCCAGGTAACACCAAACTTACCATTGGCAAACCAAATTCCACCACATTGAATTGAAACAGCAATATGACTTCCCTTTGCAATCAGGTCCTTGGGTGACAATGCTGGATTCATCGGGTCAGGGAAGATAGGCTGCATATCGGTGTCGTATAGCTCCAACTCCTTCCACGTGTTGTCCCAGAAAGGCAACTTCACTTTCAAGGTTGGTGCACGAGTCATATCTGCCTCAAGTGTATCCTTATTCTTGGGATACTTGAGAATCGGCGTCCATAATGCTTCCACTGCATCGGCGGTCATTTTGGGTTTGCTGAACCATTCCTTTGAGTTTGCGATGGCATCCTCCTTGATTTTCTTCTCAAATGCGGTCATATTGGCAATAAACTTCTTGGTTGCAGGAGTCTCAAATCCGTCATTTGGAAACTGGAGTGCGAGGTCGTAACTTACTTTACCGGTCTTATCGTCCGTGAAATCTTGAACGCCCCACGTAAGCATAAGAGGCGACGACAAATTGAGAACGGTGCTTGTTTTTGAATTGACAATACCAACACTGCGACCACCCACTGAATTCACCTTGGGTTTAGTATATTTCATATCAGTGAGGGGATTAAATGAAGCACCGGGGATAACCATATCAGAAGCCATTGTAGTAGTAGTAGAACGAACGTGTATAACGAATGTTGAACGATGATATATGTATTCATCATAAATGTTTAAATCAATTTTTTATGATGGATTATGATTCAAATGCTAATTTGAGCACCTCTTATTGAATATGGAAATAACATCCTTAACAAGACGGTCAAAATCTTCGCGTTGTGATACCGATAATTCCAATGTTTCCTTCATCCTAGCAAGTATAGCTTGAAGGCGCGCTCGCTCTTTCTCCGTGTCGGCAAACTTCTGTTGCTGAATCTTATACTCATTTGCGAGAACATTTAATCGTCTCAACTCTGATGAATAATCAGCATTCTCTTTCTGAATAAGAGATTTGTATTTGTTATAATGTTGAATAAATGCAGTTGCGACATAACCAGAAACATTATGAGTATTGAAATGAATACTTGACAAGAGACGTATCATTTCATCCTTGTATTCATCCTTGTTTATATTCTTGTCAACAACCGACCTGACTGATGCAATGTGTCTTGCAAGTTCATCAAGTGATTTCAAGAAACCAGGACGCAGTGCGTCGAGAGAATGAAGATAACTTGTATCTGCTATGAGTTTTTTATAATGTGTCTGAATGGTTTTGTTCAACTGTTCAGTCTCATCAAATAATTTCTTCATTGTTTGTCGCACAGACTCTAGACGAATTTGTTCATTTTGAAGTGTAACACTAACTCCATTGTAGTTATTACGGTTTTCGTTTTCAATCTTTATTTGTTCGTCGCTGGTTTCCTTCATTATTGAAATGAGTTTCTCCTGGAATTTGGTGAGTTTAACGTTTGTCTTCTGATTTGTTGATATAATTTCATCAATAACAGACCGTTTCGGGACGGGAGCAGCGACAGGAGCAGCAGCGGGAGCAGCGACAGGAGAAGCAGCGGGAGCAGCGACAGGAGAAGCAGCGGGAGCAGCGACTGGGGCAGCAGCAGGAGCAGCGACACGAGCAGCAGCGGGAGCAGCGACAGGAGCAGAAGCAGCGGGAGCAGCGACAGGAACAGCAGCGGGAGCAGCGACAGAATAAAGCATTGGGAAATAACGACAAAATACTCGGTTGTGATTATTATTGTCGCTCGTCCATAACCATTCAGCATCACCTGGAATATTAGGACGAGAACCGCCACTAACTGAACGCCAAATATTATTATCCTGATTTCTACCATAACTTACTGCTTTGACCCATGATGAATCATCAAACACATTCTTGTTCCAACCAGTAGTTTCTTTGGTAGAACAACGCCATTCTGATGCTTTTGTAACCTTTCCGCCGAAAACACCTATAAATGCGGCAGGTCCTCCTTGGTCTACACCATCAATCGCAATAACATCACCCGGTCTAACCACGGGAGAAAACTGATATGTAGACATCCAGTTTGTTCCACGTCCAATTTTATTACCGTTTACATACAAGTCAAATTCATTATCACAAGTCATGTGTATAGGAAAAACAGATGAAACCGCAGCTGGAGTAGATGCAACCTTCACAGATACTGTTGGAATAGATATTGTAACCTTCTGCGATGGAACGGGCGCAGGCTTCGGCGCGGGCTTCGGCGCAGAAACGGGCGCAGGCTTCGGCGCGGGCTTTGGCGCGGGAACGGGCGCGGGCTTCGGCGCTGCCTTTGGCGCAGGAACAGGCGCAGGCTTCGGCGCTGCCTTTGGCGCAGGAACAGGCGCAGGCTTCGGCGCTGCCTTTGGCGCTGCCTTTGGCGCAGGAACGGGCGCGGGCTTTGGCGCGGGCTTCGGCGCGGGTTTAACAAATATACGATGAATTACTTTTGGGACAAACCGACGCAGTAATTTTCGTCCTGTAGAATTACGACTCGCATCATCTGTATCAACATCCGTGTTCAACTTCGGAATTTCATACTCGGCAATAGTTCCATCGGCTACAGATTGAGAGATGTCGCGAGTATTTTCAGAAACCACCGCTTTCACTGGAACCTCAAGTATCGTTATACTTGAGACCAAGGATACCGACAGGAGGCATAAAAGAATACACGATGAAGAAACGCGCATTTAAATAGCAGTTATACTATATTATAATAAAATATCTTTATGTCATTCATCGTCATCAACATAAAACATAATAAACATTATATGAGAATATATATATATTTATTATGTCATCAAATATCATAACACCATCGTCATATAATGACAATGTAAATCAAATACGTAAAGTCTATTTATCGTTATTACCGTTTAGTATGTATGATAATCCATATAAACAATATCCGCGAAAAGTAAAACTCAAACAGATACCATCTAATATTCATACATTAAATGTCTCTGTAAATTCTGGTTCAAAGGAATTTATGATTGTATCATCCTATTGGTCTGATAATGATGCTAATTCATCCGGAGTGAATCTTTTATCATCACGAAATGTTATCGTAAAAACTAGAAAAAAAATGAAATTAACAACAGAGAACGGTGTAGTAGACGATGATTTGGATGCACCTAAACAACCTGCGACCCTGAATAACTTGGTAGATGATGATACTGTGAACAATCTCATTATTTTTAAACCAAGTGAACACGATAAAATGAAACAAGGCAAATATAGTCTAACTGATTTGCGTATGTTGTGCACGCATTATGGTATCAAAAAGTCCGGAACCAAACCAGATTTAACTCAACGTATTTACACATTCCTAAAACAAACATATTATATTACAATCATACAGCGTCTCTTTCGCAAATTTATTTCAAGAAAATATAAATTATTTTGTGGTCCTGGATATTTACATACATCTAAATGTGTAAATGACACTGATTTTTATACATTTGACGATATATCTAAAATAAGGCCTTTAGAATTATTTACTTACAGAGACAGTGACAATAAAATATACGGATTCCATATTGCGTCTATTTTTCATCTCATCATTAGCTCGTATCCGAACATAACCAATCCATACAATCGCAACATAATTCCATCATATGTTATCAAAAATGTGCACGAAAAACTGATTTATGGTTCGTTGTTAGGGTTTCGTGTATCAGTAAAACTAAATGAAGAAGAAGACAGCGATAATGATGCAATGAACTGTGTAAATGCTGGCATTGTTTCGCGAGAGAAACAGGAAGAATTATTTATCGTAGATTTATTTCAACACATCAATACTCTTGGAAATTATTCAGATTCTGAATGGTTTATTACATTACAGCGAGGCGATCTTATTCGTTTTATTCGTAATATACACGATATATGGTATTATCGTGCAAACTTGTCACAAGATATGAAGGAACGAATTTGCCCTCCAAATGGAAATCCATTTGTATTACATAATGCGCCAATCAATTTAAATGTGCTGACATTATTGACGGATTCAGAGATTCGCACGATTTGTGTATCTATTATTGAACGAATGGTTCGGCGCGGTGTATCTCGTGAGGACCAGTGTCTTGGCGCATTTTATGTATTAGCAACGCTTACGATAGTCAATCAGGATGCACGTAATGCATTACCGTGGTTGTATGAAGCCGTTTTATAAAATGAATTTACATTTCCGCGCAGCATTTCACAGGCTCTAAAAACAACTTAAAAAGACTTTACTCATATGTGTATAACAAATACGATGGTCAAGTCTGCTCCTTCTGTTGCTACCTCTGCTCCCGCTGCTGCCGCTGCTCCTGCCGCCGCCGCCGCCTCTCCTGCTACTGCCGCCGCAAAGGCTCCTAAGGCTCCTAAGGCTGCCAAGCCCGAGGCTGCTGCTGCCCCTGCTCCTGCCGTGAATGTTGACGGCGCTGATGCTTCTACTCCTGTTGCTGCCGCTGAGGTTGACGGGTCTGTTTCTACTGCTCTCTACGGCAGTGTTCTTACCAAGCTTCAAAGTGCTCAGGCTCTGGTTGCCTCTATTCGCTCCGAGGTCAACGAGCTTAAGCGTCAGCACGCCCGTGAGCTTCGCGCTGCCAACAAGGCTAATAAGCGTCGTAAGACCAATGCCAACCGCGCACCTTCTGGCTTCGTGAAGCCCACTCTTATTTCAAATGAGTTGGCTGCTTTCTTGGGTAAGCCCGAGGGTAGCGTTCTCGCCCGCACTGAGGTTACTCGTGAGGTGAATGCCTACATCCGCACTCAAAAGCTTCAGGATAAGGACAATGGTCGCAAGATTAACCCTGATGCCAAGTTGCTCAAGCTCTTGAAGTTGAAGAAGGGTGAGGAGCTTACCTACTTCAATCTTCAGAAGTATATGGCCGCTCACTTTGCCAAGTCTGCTCCTGTCGCTGCTGCCGGTGGTGCTGTGAAGGCATAAATAATAAATAATAAATAATAAAATAATCAACAATGCATAATAAGTAAAAAAATTTATTTATTATACGTAATAAATTCAAATACTATTACTGGTTACCTCTTTTGTGTTGATTCTTGTGCAGATTATGTAATTCTTCATAGGATGATGCGTTCATGCTATACAATGGAGACGAAGAGATAGAGCCTTTCCCGGATGAAAGTGATTGAATAATTGTTTTGTCGCTTGGTAATGGTGCTACGAATATGAAATCTTCCTTCATCATAATTTCCACGATTCGTTGTCTTTGAATATCGTCGCGATTTAACACGACGAGTTGTTTGTATTGAGAGTTTTCGGATGCAGTGCTGCTGCTGCTGCTGCTGCTGCTGCTGGTACTCGGAGACATTATATCAAACATAGACTCATTTGCGATATATGTTATTGCACCTGTGGTGGTGGTGCTCTTTCCCTTTTGTCCTTTTTGTTGTTCCAAATACCAATCATAAAACCCGCCTCCGCTATTATGGTGCTTTTGTATTTCAGTTGGCGGTAGTGATTTGTATTGGATAAGTTTGTTGTATACGAATTCAGGGGACAAACTGCATACTTCACGACCATCTTCATTTTGCGTGTAGTCCGTTCCGCATACGACACACATCATTTTTAACTCTTGTTGTGTCAACGACAATTTTTTCAATATTTCGCGAGTATCATAGGATACAACTGAATGATTCAATAAACTAATGTGTCGCAAAACAACCGGACAACCATACACAAACATATCCGTGTCATCACTCAAACACGCATCTACGCGTTTTTTCATCGTTAGTTTCGCACATAATACATCGGCTTCGCCTTCAGCATCAATTGTCGCAAATCCGAAGCTTACAAGTAGTTCTTTCACGTGGGAAATATCACAATCACGCAACCTGACAAACTGTTTTTTCAGCTCGCGCATTGTGTCTTCTATATCGTCTATTTCTGTAGTATCAACCGTAACATTATTTCGGTTGTGTTTTTTCTCTTTCACGAGCGTGACAAGTTCATCATATTGTTTTTTTGCTGCTTCTTTCTTCTTCCGCCGTAATTCAATGAGGTCCGTTTTTTGAGGAGGCGGTGGTCCATCAAATATGAAGACTGCGTGAATATTATAATATCGGAACACCGACGCCATCAAATACATATTTTCAAGTAGTGCTCCTTCGCCGGAATACCGATACATATAAATGCTCGTATCTACGGCAATTCTCTTTCCAGATAAATCCCGTAAATGAATCCGGGATGAACACTCGGGGCAACGTTGTTGTATGAAACGATTCAAATTTCGTATACCCATTCTTCGTATTTATGCTAATCTTTTATGATATTTTATGCTATTTATTAGATAACATAAAAAATATATTTTTATTCAATTTTATCGCGTGGGGTTGCGCGTGGGGTTGCGCGTGGGGTTGCGCGTGGGGTTGCGCCCCCAAACGACGCGGTGCTATCTTATTTTTTTTAGGTGTGCACGAATTGTTCATCATCGCTAACAATAATTGTATGCTGGTCTATAACAATATGTTCTTCATCTACTGCCTGTGCCTGTGCCTGTGGCTGTGCCTGTGCCTGTGCCTGTGCCTGTGCCTGTGCCTCTGCCGGTGCGTCTTCTTCAACGGATGTTCTACTCTCATTATTCTCATTATCACCACCACAACCGTTTGGTAGTTGTTGTCGGTGATGATGCTT